AGACTGCCTACGAGGAAGCTGAGCGCGACGTCGTCCGGCAGCGCGACGGAAATCGGCTTGCTGTCGCCCCTGGGCAAGGCGAGGTCAGAAGCCGCAAGCAACTGGAGGACACCGTTCCCGCTACCAACGCCGCCCGCCAATGGCAAGGCTGGGGCACCGCGCTGAAGCCCGCCTGGGAACCAATTGTGATGGCGCGCAAGCCGCTGGGAGGCCTGACCGTCGCGGCGAACGTGCTGGCGCACGGAACCGGCGCGCTGAACATCGATGGGTGCCGGGTGGGTGACACCGTGGAAACGTGGCCTGCATCGCGCAGCTACAGCAGGCAGGACACGGGGGCGCCAAGCAAGGGGACGCAAGAGACAGGATCGGCGCCGCCCGGCCGTTGGCCCGCCAACGTCATCCATGATGGCAGCGACGAAGTGATCGCGGCGTTTCCGCAAGCGCCAGGTGCGCAGCGGCAAGTGACTGGCGATGAGCCGAGTAGCAAGACGGCCGACATCTTCGGGGCGTTCGAGTCGCGCGCGCCGTCCGATCGGCGCGACGGTGGCGGCAGCGCGGCGCGGTTCTTCTACACCGCAAAGGCCAGCGCATTCGATCGGCACGACGGCCTTGAGCATCCCGGGCAGCAGTTCCGATCGGGGAGTACTCCGCGCGACGCTGAGAAGGTGAACGCTCGAGCGAAAGGCAACCATCACCCGACGGTCAAGCCGACGGAGCTGATGCGCTACCTGTGCCGGCTGGTCACGCCGCCAGGTGGCACCGTGCTCGACCCGTTCATGGGTAGCGGCAGCACCCTGAAGGCTGCCGAGCTCGAGGGCTTCTCGGCCATCGGCATCGAGCTCGACCCGGCCTACGTCGAGATCGCGCGCCGCCGCATTGCATCGGATGCGCCGCTGTTCGCCGAGGTGGCAGCGTGACCGACAACGCGCTTCCCGACCCGCTGGTGCCAGCCGAGGTCGACCTGCGCGACTTCCCGGGCATGTGGGTCGACACCGATCGCCTACTGCGGTCCGATACGTGGATCCTTGGCGGCAGCGACGAGAAGGCCGCTGCGATCACGTTGTGGCTGGAGTCATGGCACCAGGTGCCGGCTGCGAGCCTTCCGAACAACGACCGCGTTCTCGCGAAGCTGTCGCAGGCCGAGCGCTGGAAGAAAACGCGCGAGCACGCGCTGCGCGGCTGGGTGCCGTGCAACGACGGCCGGCTGTACCACCCGGTTGTCGCCGAGAAGGCGCTTGAGGCCTGGATCGAGAAGCTGGCCGCGGCGATCAGCGGCGCCACCGGGAACGCGAAACGCTGGCAGGTCGAGGTCGACACGACCGGGCTGCGGGCGCAGTTCTGTGCCACGGTGGACCTGCTGCGACGGCTGAACCCGGCATCGCGAACGCTGAAGAAGAAGGTCGTCGCGGTCATCGCATCGGGATCGCCTCCCCAATCGCGGGGCGATCCTGGAGAGTCGGGGGGCGATGCCGACGAAACATCGGGGGGCGATCGCAATAGACAGGGACCGGACCGGACAGGGACAGAGACCTCTCTTAACGGGGGGGGTGATAACCCGGCCCCCGTCTCAGCGTACGGCGCGATCGCGAAAGCGCTCCGCGGCGTCGGAATCCAGGCCAGCCCTGGCACGCTGCGTTTCCGCACGCTCGTCGATGCTGGCGCCACGGTCGAGGAGTTCCTCGCGATGGCACCCGGTGCCAACGGGAAGGACAACCCCTTCGCCTACCTGCTCGGCGCCGTCGAGGGGGAGCGCAAGCGCGCTGCGCAGACCGCGCCGCGACTCCACCGCGGCCCCATGCCACAAGCGCCGCCGCGAAGCAGCGCCGTCGACCGCCAAATCGCAACCATGAACGCCCTTACGGGCAAGGATCGAAGCCATGAACGACCCACTGCCAGCGAACCCGCAGACGTCATCGACGTCGCAGCTCGCACTGTCGCCTGACGGCTCGCCGGTGCCGGTGCGCTGGGTCGAAGACCTGTTCGCGCGCCTGTCCGCCATCCTCGGCGGCGCGATGTCGAACGTCTACGCCAGCGCCGACCCTGAGCTCGTCAAGGCCGAATGGGCCGAGGCGCTCGCAGGCTTCAGCGCCGAAGAGGTCAAGCGCGGCTTGGCCGGCTGCCGAACCCGCAAGTTCGCGCCGAACCTCGGCGAGTTCCTGCACCTCTGCCGGCCCGCGCTCGACCCGGAATTCGCATGGATCGAGGCAGAGAAGGGCCTGCGCTCGTTCACCGACGGCACGCCTTTCGACTGGTCGCACCCGGCCGTGTACTGGGCCGCTCGAGGCATGGCCTATGACATCCGCACCGGGTCGTTCGAGCGCATGCGCAAGCGGTGGGAAGCCGCATTGCGCGAGCAGTTCGGCGCAGGCTACTGGGCCTCGCCACCCGACCCGTCGGCAAAGCGGCTTGCCCAGCAGGCGCAGGGAAACGAGCTGGCGCCATCGCGTCGTGAGCACGTTGCCGACCAGCTGCGCAGCCTGCGCGAGCGCATGACCGGCTACCCGAGCAAGGCCGACGAGGAGGCCGCGCTTCGTTCGGCTGAGGAAGCCGCCTTGCAGGATCCGCGCACATGAGCGCCGCGCTGCACATGGTCGTCGACGAAGATGCCCCGCGCCGTGGTGGCCGCCCACGCGAACCGATGTCGCTCGCCGGCCGCCTGCGCGAGTTCTTCGATGCCAACCCGGACGAGGAGCTCGGATTCGCGGACATCGCGGCGAAGTTCTCGATCTCGCGACAGGTCGCCTACAACGTGGTGCGCCAGCTCGAGCAGCAGGGGCACGTCGAGTCGGTGACCGTGGTCCGGGGCAGGGCACATCGCCGGGAGAACGCATCGTGATCGTGCTCGGTGTGGACATCGGAATCACCGGGGCCCTGGCAGCCACAGACGGGCGAGGCAGCTGCAGCGTCGACGACCTGCCTACGCTCGAGATCGCGGGCGGCCGCATGGTGCGTAGGCGCCTTGACGCGCGCGGGCTGATGCACCTGATCCGCCGATTCGTGCCGCCTGGTGAGTCAGCGCTCGCGCTCATCGAGGACGTGCACACGATGCCCAGCCGGTTCAACTCACCGCAAGCGCAGGGCTCGCTGATGCACAGCCGCGGCGTCGTCGAGACGGTTCTCGAGCTCGCGCGGATCGAGGTCCGAGCGGTGCAGCCGGGCACGTGGAAAGCGTTCTATGGGCTGATCGGCTCGGAGAAGAGCGACGCGATCGAGAAGGCGCGCGCGCTGTTCCCGCTCGCCGACGGGCAGCTCAAGCGGCAGCGGGATCACAACCGCGCCGACGCGCTGCTGCTGGCGCACTTCGGCCAGCGAAAGATGACATGAGCCACGACAAAGCTGGGCCAGGAGAAGGCCTACGGCACCGGCTGCTGGCGTACTTCGCGAAGCACCCGGGCAACGAGCTCACCTACAGCGAAGTCGCAAAGCAGTTCGGCTGCTCGCGGCAGTACGCGCAGGACGTCGGGCGCGAGATGGTGCTGGCGGGCGAAATCGAATACGTGCGCATCATCCGGTTGCCAGCAGTGAAGCGATTGCTTCGAAAGGCCGCGTGATGCTGCAGCAATTCGGCCTCGCGTTCTTCGGCCTGGCGGCGATGTGGCTCGCGACCGGGCACAGTGCGCGCGGCGTGCGTTGGGCGCCGATCATCGGACTGTGCGGCCAGCCGTTCTGGGTCTGGTTCGCGATCAGCGCGAGCGCATGGGGCTTGCTGGTGCTCTCGGTTGCCTACACCGGCGTCTATGCGCGCGGTGTGTGGCTACAGTGGGGAAGGGCAGCAGCATGCTGACGCCGATCGTCAAGGATCCTGTATTCGTCACCGTCGGCCAGGCGCTGCACGTGGCCTTCCTCATGGAGGTTCTGCCGCCGACGCAGAAGGGGCCGACCCAGATCTTCATCGAGGACATGATGCGGCGCCGGTTCAACCTCGACCAGCTGTCTGCGACCGAGCGCAGGCTGAACACGTCGGGCCTGTCGCCGCTCGAGCTGCGGGGCCAGTGCGCCATCATCCGAGCCTGCGTGCAGGACCACCTGCCAGCACCCGAGCGCGCGGCCGTCTGGTCTCGCTACGGACATCACCGCACCAAGGTCGAAGGGGTGCGCGGGCTGGTGGCGTACCTCGGATCGATGTGCCCTATGCAGCACCGCGAAGCGCAGCTGGCGCTGACCTGGGCCATCTACACCCCGCGCGCGGTAACGCCCGATCGGCACGGGCGCTCGAGGGACTGGAGCTTGCGAGACATCAGCAAGCGGTACGACGTTCCGAGGAGCACGCTGGGCGAGACTCGGCAGCTCATCAAGCAGCACGGTCAGCGGCTGGAAAGCGTGGGCGAAGACCGGCTCGGCGAGCTGTTCGATCGCACTGGCCTGGTCGGCGAGCTCGTCGAGGCTTGACAGCATCCGGACAGTTCACTACATTCCTGCCCAACTTAGGCGACGTGTCCCCGAGAACCCGCTCCGGCGCAAATCCGCAGCGGGTTCTCCTGCTTCTGAGGCCTGCCCAGTGACTCAGCTAGACCGGATCGAACAGAAGGTCGACGCCCTTGCGAAGGCAATGACGCTCGTGATCAGCGCCCTGCAGATGGAAGCGGAAAGCGAACCGGAGTTCACGGACCTGTCGACGCTGAGCGCACCTGGCGCCAAGCTGCCACGCGATGACCCAGCAGCAGGCACGATACGGACACTCTGAGAGTCGGCTCCGAGGCCGCCGGCTCCAGAGCATCCGCGAACGATGGTTCGCTCTGCACCCGTTGTGCGTCCGATGCCGATCGCAGGGCCTGGTGAGCCTGGCCGTGCAGCTCGACCACATCGTTCCGCTGTTCAAGGGCGGGCTAGACTTCGACGCAGACGAAGGCACGAACAGGCAGGGCCTGTGCGAACCGTGTCACGATGCGAAGACGGCCGAGGACTTCGGCCGCACGCCGAAGGGCGGCGACTCGGACGGCATCCCAACTGATCCACGACACCCATGGAACACGACAAGCGAGGCGACGACGTGAGCAAGGTGGGGGGTGGCTCCAATGTTGAGGAACCCACAAGGGAAAC